AATCTCGTTTCATCAAACTGAGTTCCTGCGATGTTTACAATAACACCACGATACACATCAGTCGAAAGAGTTTCGAAGTCGTATATTACTTCCATTCTGTATCAACCATAATCTCAGTTAACAATGCCATAGTGTTAATCTCTTGGTCAGCAGCAAATGCTGACTTGTATTGATAATCAGCAAGTGTTACAACCACCTGAGGAATACTACTTGGTTTAGCATGTTCGTAAATAGTTTCATACAGTTTTCTAAAGAATGGGGCAGTATCTCCGTCGATATTCTGGGCAACCCACTTTCTTGCTACACTAAACTCTTTTCCTTTCAGAGCATCCATCAAAGTCTTAAAATTAGCATCTGAGGAGTTTGTTAGGATACCACTATCAATCTTACCCGTAGCAGAATATCTTTGTAGTTCGTTTAATATTCGACGATTATCGGGGAAGTGTTTATTGATTACTTGGGCAACTACCTTTTTATCGAATTCGATATTTTCTTGTGATAGAATCTTTAAGACTCTGTCGAAGAAACCTTTTGCCATCTCTGGTTTCTCTTTGTTTGATATTTTAAACTCAACGACTGAACACCTCGAATGAAGAGGAGAGATAATTTTATTAACAAAATTGCAGGTGAGAATAAAACCACAGTTAGCACTATACTCTTCCATAAAGTTTCGAAGTGCTGGCTGAACCGTTTCAGCATTGAGATAATCTGCTTCATCAAGTATGACATATTTACGACCTCCAGTCAAAGACATACTCGAAGCAAAGTTCTTAATCTTAGTTCTGAGTGTGTCGATTAATCTACCTTCATCTGAACCATTGATTGTAATGTAATCACAACCGAGTTCTTCTAACATTGCTTTTGCGATAGTTGTCTTACCAACACCTGCTGAACCAGTTAGTAGTAGATTTGGAATATCGCCATTATTGACGAATGTTTGAAATGTCCTCTTTAGTTCAAGAGGAAGTATTGTATCTGATACAGTTTTTGGTCGATACTTTTCGACCCATAAAAATTCACTCATAGTCTATCCATAATATAAAACCTTACCCATATTTTACTACGGATAAGATAAAAAGTCAAATTTAAAAGGTTCTTAGAATAGGTGATTTATTTCCGTGGAAAATTTTTTCAAAGAAAGTTATTAATGTTATTCTTTCTTCACCTTCTGGTATATTTAAACTAGACGAATGGCTGTAACGACCATCAAAATAAACACAACTATTAAATATAGAATTATGAGAAGATATTTTTTCATATCTATTTTGTCTAGCATGCCATCTATCCATATAAATTTTTTCATCCCCACCACCATTGAAAAAATCTCTTTCGTAGGGTCTATCACCTTCATATAAATCCCATTCAATTTTTGGTCTCCAAATATCTGTTCCAATTTCATTTGTATTTGGGTTAAGATATATTATAGTAGTTAGTTTTGAGAATAAGTCTTGATGAATCCAACCTTCTCCATTTACTACATCTTTTGATGTTATTTTTTGAAATGTCATTTTTGCATCATAAGATATTTCACTTATCTCTTCATCACTATAAAATAATCTTAATTGTTTTTCAGCAACATATTGAAAGAAATCTGGATTAATACCACTAAGCAAATTTGTTCTTAATCCAGGATATGCTTGACCTTCTAATCGAATATATTCTAGATTTTTAGCCATATCTAATACTTGATATGGGTCTTCAAAAAAATCTAAAGATTGGGTGATGGGGTAGTCTACTTTCATTTACTCGTTAAGTCTTCGTAAAGAGATTCCACTTCAGTCATCTCACTTCTCACTTCACCCATATTTTGTTTATAAAAGATGTTGATTACTTTACGAATATGTTTCTTGTCTAAATCATACTTATCGTGAAGACCGACAATTGCTTCTTTTACAAACTCTCTTTCACCTTCCATTCTAGTCAGTGAATCGCAACAGTCTTGAACCACTCTCATAATATTTTCTTTATCACTCTGAAGCACTATCTTCCTCCTTTGGTAAATTTGCTTTCGCAAATGCTTCTATTCTATTTCTAACAGCACCAACTGCTTCCATCTCAGCACCCTCGACTAAACCTCTTTTAGCAAGAGTATCGATAATGTTAACTGCACTAAATAAATCAGTTAACTGTAGTTCTATTTTTTGTTCTTCAACAACTTCTTCTTTCTTTGCCATTTTTTCTCCTATCGATTAATCCATCCAGTTAAAATAAATTTAGTTTCTGTTAAAGGGGGATTACCCCTATGAACATGCGTGAACCCTGCTGGCCACATAGCAAGTCTTCCAGTCTTTGGTTTTACTCTAAACTTTTGGTGTAAAAATTCAGTTTCACCACCTTCTTCAATATCATTTAAATAAACAGTCCAAGCAACATGCCTATGGTATGATTGAGGGAATCCTGCTTCTATTTCTGTATGCCATACATGATATCCCTCCGATGGTTCTGTTTTTTGTATTTTGATTGCTGGATTAGTCAAACTATTATGCTCTTTAACCATAAACTGCGATTCATATAATCTATAAACATCCCACATACGATTTGTTGTTTCTGCTATAAAATTTGTTCCGTCGTGAGTTAAATTATATTCTTCTGTAAACTTATTAGTAGCATCAATTGTTTGAATGCTGTTATGTATTGAAGTAGCTTCATCTTGTTTTAAACTTTTACTTATACCCTCACCTTTCTGTCTGGTTGCAGTAAGACCCATCCCTTTCATATAATAGAACAAATCTACAAAACCATTTGCTTCATCTTTATCCAAAAAGTTATCAACTTGTAATATAAAATCATTAGAATGAGTTATACTATATTCTCTTTCAGTTGGTTGGTGAAAATCTAAGTTTGTTTTATCCATCGTATGACGAACCTGATTCCGTAGCAATCCAGTATTGAGCAACAGCACCTTTGAAGTGTGAGATACCTTTAGCAGAGATTGCAACTTGATAGTTACCACCAATCATCTTAAAGTTTTCTACTTTGAAAACAAAGTCAAACTTAGCAGTAGTCGAACCAACCTCTACAGCAAACTCATTTGATGTAGGGTTCTTAGTATCAGTAGCAACTAGACGAACCTTATTGTTATCACCACGAACAACAATCTCTGGAAGAGATAATTGATTAGCAGCATTCATCACTTTAGTCATTTGTTCTTTTGTGACATCGAATGTAACTTCAGTCGATGGAAGTTCGATATTCTTTTCTGGTGGAGATGTCACCATTGATGGGTCGGTGTAAGTATATCTTGACTTAGTAGAACCTTCACTTACTGTAACATTAGTTTCACCAAAATCATACTCAGCATCGTCAAATAGAGAACCTAAACCTAGAAACTGGTTTAGTTCATAGATAGCAAAGTCTTTAGGGAATGTCTCTGGAACGATTGCTTGAGCAAGAATATTCTTTTGTTCAGAAACAGTTCTAACAACATTACCAGCCTTGAAAGCAATGCTTGGATTAATGCTTGAGAAGTTTTTTAATACTTCAGTAGTTTTTTCACTTATCTTCATTTTTTAGTGGTCTCCATTATTTAAATCGTGAATGTGTAAAGCCATTATACCATAATGTAACACTTTCATCAAGTCTTTACGGGCATCATCTGGATTACCCTTCTTACCGTATCTCTGGGCATACTTTAAAATATTACCGATTGTAAACCCAAGACCGTGTCCAGCATCAACAATGAATTCAGTAGACTGAATATTATTCATTGAGTAATGTTCATCATATGTCGCATCAATGTAATCGAACAATTCATTGAGCAACGCATCTTCATTATATTTGTATTTACTCATACTATACTCCTTCAATAAAAACTGGTGCCGATAGAGAGACTCGAACTCCCGACCTACTGATTACAAATCAGTTGCACTACCAACTGTGCTATATCGGCTTTCAAATTATTTCTTCATTTGTTTAATTGAATCAGGATCCGCAGTCGCACTCGCACCAATCTGAGCAAGGTCAACCAAAGAACCACCAAAGGTGTAAGACCCAGTATGCATTAGTTTCATCCAAGGACATAACCAAACATCTACACCTACTTTCTGCATCCATTGACAAAACATATAA